CACATTACCGACTTCATCGATTTGAAGATGTGGCGCATACTCAACATCGCTAAATAAAGGATAGTTTGGGCTGTCAAGGGGCACAACTTGTTGTATAGGTATATTTTCACCCGTTGTGTAATTGCAGGTAAATCCTGTATAAATTGTGTTATAGTACATATTTGAAAAATAGTCTTGATCACGACCGATATGGAATTCTATTTTCGTATTAGAGTTCGTATTTATGATAGCGGGGGATTGGTTGTATCTTCCGCTACCTAATACACCCAATCGCATTTCAGAATTTTGTGTATTTTTTATATTCAATTGCGACTTGTCAATGTCTCGCAACGCAAGTTTATTTATATTTAAACCGTGTCCATTCATATTTGCAGTTGTGCGATCGCCTATTACAGCCTTTCCTGGATAATACACGCTATTGTTATTTGCATCACTTAAATACCAAAATCCGGTTCCCCCGCCAATTAGTCCAGTCGCTTTAAGATCTCCAGTGACATCTGTACCATCAAATTCGGTATAGTCACCTTCACCTACTTTCAGATGGTCATAAGCGGTATCGTGTATAGGGATGTAATTACTCGCCATCACTTTGCCACTGATGTAAACGTCGCCGTCAATATACATTGCATGTGAATTCATGACACTATTTCTTTTCTGTATAGTTGTGTGTACACCGAGTCCTTCATCATCCACTATTAAACCATATACCTGATTACTTATTGGATTGTTGTATGTTAGGGACTCCGCAACTAATAAACGAGTATTTTCTAAGTAACTTGGTAAATTGCTAAGGGTATTTTCACTTACACTTATAGCTAAATTTTGAACTTTTATAGTACTTGGGTAATAATCAGAGTATATAATACCCGGTATTGTCATCTGTTTTACCTATAGAAAAACAAAAGCCTTAAACTCTTATAATACAATAAACATAGTTGTCTATTACATTTGACACTGTTTTACCAATCACATTAATCTGGTTTACGGTTCCACACACAGTTCCATCGCCATTACTAATTACAGAAGTTCCTAATGTCATGTTATTTGGCTGGTGCGTATTTGTATTGACTTTTATGTACCCAGAGTATCCTATTTGAATTAAATACTTCGAATTAAATGTTTCAGTACTGAGTATACAAATACCTGCGACACTTGGATCTTGCACTACAGTTGAAATATTCACGTTCAGGTAGCCAGTTGCGGTGTCAATGTTGCCAAGTGAACTTACTACAGTTCCAATAGGTATAGAATTGTCAGAAAGTCCTATGAATGTTAGTACACTGTTCACTGCCCCGGCTGAGATACTTCTAGCCACCGTTAAATCCGTATTTGGTGCATTTGTAGAATTAAAGTAATTATTTGAAGTGTATCCTATCGCTACGATTTCTTGTGACTTACCGAGGTATACTTGATCTCCTCCTTTACTGGTTTTCAAAAACGTGTTTGCGATATTTACAGTGAAGTCGATACAATTGCATGTTACGTCATTTCCTATAACGATCGGTTTCTGTGATAAAAAGAGATCTCTGCTATTTGGATCAATTGTTGACAAATCGTCTAGTATATTGTTTCCAATTGCTATAATGTCTCGAATAGCACTGTTAGTAAAACTGTCATTTCCTATAACAATAGATTGGTAGATCTCGTTGATTCCATTGCTTGTACCACCAATACTATTTCCAATAATAATAGAGTTCTGTCCAGCAGTATTAAACTGATTCCCAAAACATATATTATTTATACCATTTATATTTACATCTTTTCCAGCGACGATGTTGTGTGTGTTGAGAGAACTATTAGTACTGTTAGTTGAATAGACATTCGCATTTATATTTAATCCTTGTAGTTGGATGTAATTATTGTAATTAGTTAAATTGTAAGTATTCGAATTGACTTGGATTTCACTGACACTATACACGATGTCTCCAATTAATGCTATTTTGTATATATTATTTACAGTAGCAAAATTGCTGGAATAAACTACAGTACCATTTAATGTGCTTACGTTGACATTTAACCCCGTAGTTGAATTATGTAAAGTTAATAGATACCATGTATTTTGTTGTAAAGGTGTGTTTGTGTCATTTAGAACAAGTGTGTAATCACCCAGTTGTACCTTAAATGAATATCCATTCAAGTCTGCAAATTCGCAAGTATTTTTTATTCTTACAGAGACTGAAACGTCTTTCCCTTGCAGTGTGTCAATGTCAGAAAAGTAATATATTATATTATCATGAGTTTTTGGTATGGACTCTATGACATTTGAATAGACGTATGTATTGATGTAACCTTCTATCGGATATACAAATAAATTTGAGTATTGAGGATTTGACGCAAGTCCGTTAATGTGATTACTGGTATTATTTATAATTACATTGTCTTTGATGTTGCTTGTAAAGATTGGGGTGGTACTGTTAAAAATTGTATTATTTGAAAGGGTGTGTATGTACCAATTACTTGGAGTAATTTCTAAATTGTCAAATATCAAAACATTAGACCCAAAAGAGTATTTCACAGAATTCGATATTAATTTTGGTAGCTGTTGGACAGATACATTAACTGTAATTGGGGTTGTATTGTAATTGTAAAGATTGTATGCTAAATTTACAGTAAATGTATCTGTGGTTGTTTCTGAGCCATTGTGTTGATACAATATAACCCCGGCGTTCAATTCAAAACTCGTAAATGTTGTTACTGTTGTCTGTTTTGAAGTGTTGTATATTATTCCATTTGTTGGAACTGTTGAAACGTAAAATATAATTTTATTATCAGATGCAATATTCACAAAACTCGAATTTGAAGCTAAGTTAAAGTTGTCCGCTTGATCGCAAGAAATGTTTACAGCGCCAATGTTAACATTAGTAGGCGGCGATGCATAATACGTTATTATTGATTCAGTAAAGTAATTATTCTCTATATACCAAACGAAATTTGCGTTCGCGTTAGAATTTGCGTTGACACTTTGTGCAAGTGGGGATACTATTATTCCATCTTGTATCATACCTAAAGACTGTGCAGGAGCATAAACAATAGTGTCTCTAAATGTATTTACGGATCTATTGTTGAATCTGCAGACGTAATTCTTATAAGGAATTGTGTACAGTGGAGATTCTTGATTATCACATACAAAAGTTATACTAATTGTATCATTTTGCAGTTGGTCTTGGTTATAGGTGACGTATCGTATATTGCTGAGTGAACTTAAGGGAGCCATTTGAACCATTTCACTATTAAGTCCATTCACTATTAGTCCATTAGTTGGTTGATTTACTACTCGAATATTCACAGTTGAATTAGTATTACTTTGCATAGTGAATATGTTGTCCCACAAAGTTCCATTTGTTCGTGTTACCCAAGGACCATTACCATAGTATTGATTAATAATATTCCCAGCTGTATTGGATGTTTGATAGGCATAATAACTATAAGTACGTACTGGATGTGTAAAAGTTGTTCCATTTGCAGAATAAACTATCGAGTACTGTGAGACACCAGTGCTACTCAATCGAATAACAGCAGAGTTATTAAATGTATCACCTACATTTATCTTGCTCCCTGACCCTGACCCGTGGTAAAGTGATAATCCTGGACTGCTTTGAATTAATACATAATTACTAGAATATGATGTGTTGATACTCACATTTGAAAGTTGTGTGATGCCTACTCCGGTGTTGATGTCTTGTCCAAAAGGATTTGGTGGTATATTAATAGTTATATTTTTCACAAATATAATTGAATTGACATCGGAACTGTCTGTATAAAAATAGGATATAGTATCCGAACTTGCTGTGGACATGTAGCTAATATTCGATAAACTTGCAATCGGAAATTGTGTGATACTTTGTATTGTGTTGGTGTTTGTGTATGCAAAAATACCATTTCTAATGGAAGCAATACGCACTTGCACTGGTCTATAATTGGTTGGTAAACTGGATATATCTTGTGCAAATAAACTGGTTAAACTAGAATTTATGTGTGTTATTGGATCGACAGTCATATTGTAATTAGTTTGCAAAGTGGAAGTTAATATATGAGAACTTGTATTTGAAATTGTGTAAACTTCATTTTGTAGAAGTTGTGTTTGGTTGAAACTATTTGTAATTCCGATATCTTTGACAACAACATTTACATTTACATTTACATTAGACACATTGTATATGTAATTACTGTCTGAATTATTATATATATATTGTTTTGTTAAAGGAAAATATAACTTAGTTACATTGCTAGTTATCAATTGATCATTAAAATAATACATAGTAAGTGGTCCATTTGGGTTTGTTTGAATTAAAGGAGATTGTGAGATTACAGTTGTATTACTAAAATTACTCTGAGTATTATAAATATATGTATTGCAATTTAAGATGTAGTCGTAATTAGAAAAGTTGCTAGTGACTTTGGTGTTGTCATAAAGATATATATTTGATCCAACGGGACGATAATTACTTTGTGATTCAATAGTTGTTTGTGTGTAAATAAAATTACTGTCACAGTTGGATGTATAATTACTTCCTATGTATCTTTGGGATGTATTTGATGTTTGGAGGTTGAGAATGTCATTATTAAAAAGTATATACTGCAACTGCAAAACTGCAAAATTGGATCCTGAACCATTAGAATTGTTTACTGTGACATTTGACTGGTAACTTATATTACAATTTATAATGTTATATCCTACAACCGGATCATAATTACTTACCAAATTGCATGAGAATTCCACTCCATTGACATTAATAACATTATATACATTTTGTGTTACTTGACTTGTTCTAGTTGGGTTGTAATTCGTTGAAACGTTGACGGTGTCAGGATAACTCATAAAAGGTATATCATTTACTGTATTTACCAAATTACTTGTTGTTACGTCAATACGTGTTGTATTGCTACTTGAATTGGATACTACAAGTGAAAAAGTGTCTGTTAATTTCCAAGGGTTAAAGGAATGAAAAATCAAATTGGTTGTATCGACAATACCAAACTGAGGATATTTAGATATATACACATTACACACAGACGGTGCCAATGGTATTTTAGTATTTGGAGAAACTGTTACGTTAGTCGAAAACGGATAATCTGACCATAGTGGATGTGAATATGTTGTGTAAGGCAAATTAAGCTGTTGCGATGAATCTGTATTGTGTATTATAGCTTTTATATTTCCTTGCGGATTAGGATCCATATTACAAATAGTAATGTGTTGCAAATCATTTTGAGTTACGAAAAGTCTAGGTGCTTGATTATACACGTAATTTAATCTGTTAATGTCCGAAACAATAGACGTAGCGCTTGCCGAGTGTGTTGTGTCCACACTTTGTACATTCAAACTCGGTAAAATATTTGATATTTGAACAAGTGGGTAAACATCTAAGTATGTATTGCACCATGAAACTAAGTAGTTTTGCAGTTGCACACTACCGCTACCGCTACCATTACCATTACCTTGTTGTAAATATATATTACTTTGTAATTTTGAAGGATTTAGTATGTCTGAATTATTAGAAACGAATAAATTGGACGCAAATACATTTGATGCGATGTCTACGTTTGAAAGCACATTTACAGCATTTGAGTTTAATGACACCAAGTCATTATTCACACGTGTATTAATTGTGTTAATTATATCATTTACGTAATTTGAATACAAGAAGTCGGGGTAACTTAAAACGTCGTTTGTTACTATAGTTTGAAGATCAGTTTGGGTATATTGTTTATTGGCTTTGGTATCATATAAAGTCATATTTGGTGAATCAAAGAGAAACGAAAAGTAAGAAGTTGGAAAGTTGACAAAATTGCTCTGTGAAAATGTGTAACTCGAATTATTAAAAATAATATTTGGCTGAAAAAAAGTTATATTTGATTGTGTGTTAGTCACTGTTATAACTTTACTTGAATTACTTGTGGTATTTCCTGTGGTGTCTGTAACCAACACAGGTGTTATATTTAAACTGTCTGAAGTACTTAATAAATTTTCGGTATTTAATGTGTAGGTCAAATGACCGTTAGAAGTTATCGAGGCAGTTCCATATTTCGGTACTGTTGAGACATAGTAATTCGATTGCGCGGTCGCATTTGGATTTTGAAGGTTGCTTACAACACACTGCGACTGGTTCACACGTACTGTTGGTATTTGCAGTGTGTGAAGATCGGTATTTGAAGTTAATCCAAACACAAGATTTAAATTAGAAGTCGCGTTTGCGTTTACATTTGAATTGTAGTTTAAATTTGATATAAATGCGTATGGAAGGGGTTTGATGTAATTTAGGTCAATTAAAGAGTTTAATTGGTTACTTGAATATATATTTAAAGTAACTGGTGTTGAAAAGTTAGCAATAACAGAATTTGACGTTGAATTAACATTAAACGATACCCGCGTTGTTGTATCTGTGGTTGTATAATTTTTTAAATCGAATATGTATTCTTGAGTAGTGTCGTGTGCTCGAATTATTGCCCCATTTGTTATAGCAAAATTTGGAGTATTACTTAATAAATTGTAAGTATAACTACTAATCGGCAATGGTACTACTGTTTTTCGTGAATCAAATACATTTGAAACCGCATTGGTAAATATAGCATTTAGTGTATTTGTTGACAGTGTATCACCATAATCTATGTTTGATATACCGAATTTGCGTTCAGCATCGTTCATAACTGTTTGAACATAAATGTAAGACAAGGGATCTTGTAATGTATCGACCGATTGTATAGATATATTATTACCTAAAATTATGGATTTTGCGGTATCGGATGTTAATTCACTTCCTATTAAAACCGAGTTGCTATTTTGGGCATAAATATTATTGCCAATGGATACACTGTTATAATTTGTATCAGTGTTTGTATTACCTATAGCAATACCTAAAGAATTTGAAGACGAATACGACCCTGCTCCATTTCCTATAAAGATATTTGAGTCACTATATACTACATTGCTTGCTGAATTATTACCTATAATAACAGATGTGTCACCAGATACATTTGTTCCTGCACAATTACCAACAACGACTGTATTTGACAAAGAACTCGCATTTGAACATGCAAATTGACCTAAAAGAATATTTTGGGAAATGTTAGACCCAGAAGGACCTACAAAGGAACCTATAGCAATATTGGAAGAACCATTTAGAATATTTTGCAATGCGTACGAACCTATTGCGATATTGTAATCACCTGTAGTAATTTGTTTACCTGCACTATATCCTATAAATGTATTTGCGTGACCGTGAGTATTAGAGTATCCGCTGTATGCACCAACATATACGTTTTCATTTCCTAACAGTGATTCTCTTCCCGAGCGATATCCAGTCATCACGTTAAAATTGCCACTGCGGTTTTGTTGTCCACTTTCGGTACCAATCATTGTATTGAAACTACCATCAAGTGACAGTTCACCTGCCGATTGCCCGATAGCAACTACACCATCGCTAGTAACGCAATTAGCGAGTGAATTAACTCCAATACCAACACTTCTACTCGCATATAATGCATTTGACCCTGATGCAAATCCTATAAAGACGAGATCTGACCCGCTTATGCTATTTTCTCCCGCTGTACAACCCACAAAAGTATTATTTAAGGAGTCATTTGTAGAGTAGCCGGATCTGAATCCAACACAGGTTGTATTATTTGCGTTATTCATTAAGTAACCAGACTCGTAACCAACAACTGTATTAGAATTTCCCAAGATAACCTTACCGGCTTCACCACCAACTTTAACATTTTGTTTACTTCGTGTGGATACGTCTTGAAAAATACTTGAAGATATATCACCCAATTGGGTGTTTTTATAAATTTGTGTTTTAGGTGCAAACGCCATTACAAAAAAGATATACAAAATAAATGTGTAATTTTACAAGTATTTTTCATTAAGATCATAATCTATATATTTTACTGTGCATGACATCAAAGTTTCATTGCAAAGTTTTTTACCGGTTGCATAGCAATGTAATTTATATATAACTTTTTTGTTGTCAATTAAATGTAAACATCGTAAGTATTCATGTATATCTGTTGATATATCTTCTCCATTTAGTTCAATCGCAAACACATGTTTATATTTAAAATGCTTGTTCAATACATCGCAAATAGTTTCAGGGTGCAATAAAATAATATTTCCTATGCCTATACCTAATTGTAATATGGTTTCTTTAGAAATAATATATTTAAATGTTTTTCTACGTTGTTTAGAGTAAATATTAATTATACAATATTCAGGGCTTGTTTTTAAAAAGTGGAATGTTTGTATATGTGAGGGGATAAATAAAGTTGCAATTTTATAAAAGGAATCCAAAAACCTTGATATATACGATAGTACTTTTAAAAGTAACATACCTATCATTTTAATAATTGCTTTCTTTAAGCCTAGTTTTTATAGAGAAGGCGTAAATTTCCATCCTAAATCGGCGCATATTGCTTTAAATATTTGATCTTGCATGTACAGTTTTGATTTGCTTTTTAACAATGTGAACCATTTAAGGTATTGATTTAGATTTAGAATTTGAAAAAACTTATACAAAACGTAGCTATAACTCAAGAAATTAGAGCGCATTTGTGGGCAATGTCTTACAAAAGGTCCTTGGATCTCTTTAAACATCGAGCAAAGTTTTTCTTCAAGTTCAGGAGGGAAGTGTGGAGGCTGTACGCCATTAATACGATTTATTATGTAATTACTGTGTTCATAATAACGATTTAAGTTTAACTTTTTTAGAATTTCCCGCATTTTGGAATATGATATTTTGCGCGTGTCTGTGATTTTCTGTTTCTTAATTTCACACAATATTTGTTCAAATACATATTCAGGTATTTCTGTGCTTTCTTTACCTTGAACTTGACTGCACCACTCCCGAAAATGATTAATTCGTTTGTAACTGGCATGACTAATAACGTCTTTTGAAGAGCAACGTAAAATTGGGCGATTTTGTTCTACAAGAAGTGTGTCTTGATACCCGCACGAACTACATATCATAACTCCTTCGTTTTGAATACACAAAAGTGTGTTATTACATTTTTTACAATACATGGTATCTTCGTTTTCCGGGGATTTTAGATAACTATTATCGATTCGTGTAAGATACTCCTCAACTAATTTCGATTTATCACCTTCTTTAGCTTTTACGGTATTTGTGCCGATATTGAAAGCTTCCAGGATCGATTTTGACGCAACCATATTATTGGATTGTTTCTTTCTATTTTTCGGATGACTAATATTAGGTAATCGTTGTATGACATTGGATGGTGATAAATTGTCTGTTGTACCCTCAATGATATTGTAGTAATTAAAAAGTATATATCCTGTATTATCGTAGTAATTGATTTCTTCTTCAGCAGATCGTAATTGGTCTATAAGTTTTTTAATACTTTTTTTGTTCTCCTCACATTGTATATTTGATGTCCATATGTCATCGTACTGTTCTGTGTCATATTCCATATTCATTTTCATCGTTTTAATAACATTTTGTAAATTTTGAATAGTTGTGTCAAGGGAATTGTATTCCTGTTCTAGTTCAACCATTTTACTTTTATCGTTTAATAGTTTTGTAATCATTTCATTATGTTTAGCATCTAATGTGGAATTGTGAGTATTAGAATCTTTTGCATTTTCGGTTGTACACAACCTTTTTTTGGAAGACTTTTCTTTAAACATTCGTTAGTTACTACCCGAGACATTATTCTTAAATAGAAAAATTGATTTTGCGTTTAAAAGAAATAAACGACGCTGCGCTGTCGCTGGGACGCTGTCGCTGGGACGCTGTCGCTGGGACGCTGTCGCTGGGACGCTGTCGCTATGTTGTTGCTTGGTTTGCATATTCTTGAGCCTCCAGCGATTACAGTTCCGTATCATAAAGACATGCAACTCATACCTCTTCAAGCACCAAGAGTTCGCTTTGATGACTTTATAACTGCTGCTAAGAAAAAAGACATTCTATACACCAAATTACGTCAAAATCAATACTCAATTAAAATAACTTTTACTGACTACAGTGACGCAGAAGTTATTTTACCAATCAATTATGACATCACTACTTTCCTCATTGATCAAGAAATCCCTATTGAAGTTATCGAAGACCCAATTATTAATCTAAATACATTTTCATACGTTGTCTTTGGTTTAGTGCAGTTATACATACTTCGCACTATTTTCAAAATGGACAATAAATCACGTGGCGACAATATTGATCCCATTATCGAACTGTTGTATTTATTGCTGACAAAAGATAAAATCATATGCAACTATTATCGTAAAATACGTTACATTGTCAAAAAGAAAACATCAAACTCGACACATAGTTCAACTTCTTCGAATTCAACTTCTTCGAATTCAACTTCTTCGAATTCAACTTCTTCGAATAAAGTTCAGTAATGTTTCGACTTGTTGTTCTGAATTCTTCTTCATAAATTCTTCACTTATCATATTTAAGGGAATTGGTAATCGGGCTTTGTGTTCAATACGAGAACTGAAGAATATACCTGTGTCTGTCTTTTTCAGAGTAAATGTTGGACGCACAGAAAACAACTCTGCAAATAGGAAATGCATTCGTATCTTTTGGTGTAATATTATTTCTTTTTCTGGGTTTAGTAAAGTTCGTTTTTGAAAAGATGTGATCCGTAGACTGTCACCACAAAATATTTTTTTGAGTTCATTTGGTATCGCGTTTACAGCAAGAGCAAATTTCACAGTTCGCTTATTGTCATCCCAAGGTTGAACTTTAACAGTGTCACCATGTACAAATCGCAAAGTTTTTTCGCCGAAGACATTGTCAAAGAAGTCAATTAATTGAATATCACTGTTTCCACAATTTGATCTAACAAGTACATTGTCAAATACAGATACTTTCATGTTAGTTACTAGTATTTTAGTTTTAAACCTAGGGTCTAACCCATGTATTACAACAACATTTGCATATGAAATTCTAATAAAGACAGAATGATCATTATATATAATATAACTTTAGTTTCAAACATTTTTTGGTTTAATGTAGTTATCTTGCGTTTCAATCTTACTAAATTACCATCAGTGCTTTGAATTGTATTGGGATATTGTGATATTTTTTCAAGGTCTCTGCGAGCTCTAGTATCTAAGAAAGACAAATCCTGCATCATATCCTGTGTATAAGGTTCTAATGCCTCGAAATAGTTAAAATTTGGATCGAGCAATGAACAGGTTCCATCGAGCAATGAAAATACCCTAAAGAGTGCCAGAAAATCAGGATTCAAATTTATATTGTCTTTCAATGTCGTTGTGAGGTCTCCGTCATTAATACTTTTTTTCAAAGTGTATATATCTAATGACTCGAGGTATTTAAAGAAATATGTAAAGAATTCGACCATTTCATAGGTGTCTTCTGGATTATCTAATTGTTCTACAAGTTTTAATTTCACTAGCAAATTTATAAATTCATTTATATCTTTTTGATAAATAGAAAATATCAGTTCTCCTATACTTTTTTGGAACTCTGGAGTAAATTGAATAACGTTACCAAAATCATACATCACGAAACGAAATCCTAAGTCATTTGTATTGTCTTTTATTATACCTATATTCCCTGGATGAGGATCACTATGAACATATCCGGCTTTCAAAATCTGATATATAAAAAGTTTAACAAGTTCTTGAGATATAACTGGTGTTGAAATTTTCTGTGATCTTAATAATTTTATATTATTAATTTTAATAGACGGAACGTATTGCATAATAAGCACATTGTTTGTAGAAAGCTTCTTGTAAACACCTGGTACAACTACTGGTAATTCATTTAGTAATGCCTTGAATTTTTGCATGTATTCAAGTTCTTGTTGGTAATATAATTCTCCTGACAAAAATTTTTCATATTGGCTTAATATACGTTCAAATTCCTTTGCTTGTTGAAACTGTAGCGCTATTAATATATCTGTGAGTTTTCGCAGAGTTGTGAGATCTTCTTTTATCATAACTGCCACTTGTGGTTTTTGAATCTTTACAGCAACTAATTTCCCATTTGACTTTAACACGGCTTTGTGCACTTGTCCTATAGACGCTGATGCGATGCTGTTTTCTTCAAAAGTTTCGAATACGTCCATTAGAGGTTGCTGCAAAGAAGTCTCAATTTCTTTTTTTATTTCATTAAAAGATATACTTTCAATGTTGTCTTGTAAATTCGAGAGTTCCGTTGCAACTTCCTTTCCTAAGATGTCGGGTCGAGTAGACAAAAACTGTCCAAACTTGATAAAAGCAGGTCCCATACTTACTAGTTCATCTTTAATCCATTTTCCAAACACTGGTTTCGACTGAATTCTATATCGCACACTACTTTCACTAACAAAGCGAATAACTCTTAATGGAGTAGTCGAATTGACTAAACCTTTTTTTAACATCTTATTATTTACATTAAGGAAAGTTTTAAGTACTGTGCATCGCACCTAACTTTTTCTTGGTGTAAAGTTCATCCCAAACTTTCTCCCAAGATCCACTTGGTTCTCGAGCCATCCGCTTTATATATTTAGAACTTGAATTGTATGGTTTCCAAGTAGCCAAACCGCGGTCACTGTAAGATCCCATACTATAACAATTAAAAACCATTACCCAGTCCCAACTATCCATACTAAATTCATACATCCATTTGTATAGTAAATCTGGATGGTAGTTATTGAGCGTCATATAATTGGCTATCACCATTAATCTTTCTATGTGGTGTAAATATGCATAGCTCCAGGCTTTCGTTATTGTGCGATCGATTATTGGTATACCAGAATTCGGCTTTTGTGAATACCAGAAATCTGGTAAGTTTAAAACTTTTCCAGTAATTTGAGATGGTCTATATACTTCAGGTGGAACTGATACGTAGTAGAGTCTGCAGTATTCTCTCCATCCTATTATTTGTCTTAAGAAACCTTCAACATTTTGCAAGTCTATTCCCTTAATTTTTGAGTATTCAAGTGTTCTCTTAACAACGTTACTAGGTAGTAGTAATCCGTTGTTTAAAAATACTGAAATTCCGCTGTGAAAAAGAAACGGTGATTCTTGTACAATTGCATCTTCGTATTTACCAAAATTCTCAAATCGTTTTGACAGGAATTCCTCAAACCATTTGTTTGCTTCAGTATGTGTTAAGGGGAATACGTAGTCACTTTTGGAACTTGGCATTTCTGGAAGTTCAACACCACTTTTAGGAAATGGTTGTCTATTCATTTTATCCATATTTGACGTATTTTGTAATATGTTTAATTTGCTCTTGACAAAGGTGTAAAATGTAGAATGTCGTAATCGAGTTGACGGATGTAATTGTTTGTACTCTTCAATATCAGACATCGTCAATAGAAAACTAGGAGAATCGATTACAACCACCGAACATCGAGATGTAAGTTTTTTCATAAGCAGGTGATCCATAGGATCAAAGACAATAATAGACACCTTCGAAGGCAATGAACGTGAACGTGTGTAACTGATGTCTAGATTTTTCAAGTAGGCTATGTAGTGTTGAATAGCTTCGCGTTGATATTTAATCCGTATTGGATTTAACTTAAGTGACTGAGCGTAAATGTGAGGGGAACCTTTGCGATTTCCATAAAATATAGAATGATCACAAAGTATAACTTTTTTAACAGAGTACTTTTTAAGGACTGGCAATAATACATTTTTTTCATATAATTGGTTTGGAAAAAGTACAAGTACTACCATACTACTCAAAGTCAATTTAATTAAAAAGTTATATTTTAATTAAATTTATAT